GATGTGTATCCAGTAATGGTACCTGTACCTGCACGAGTACCAGTAATTGTTACAGTATCACCAACAGATAGCGACGATGCACCACAAGTAAACTGACCAGCAGTACCAGAAGTAGCAACAGTCGCTGCCAGAGTTCCAGTTGTTGTATTATATCCCTCTCCTGGATTTGTAACCGCGACATTTGTTACTGCACCACCAGTGATTGTTACGTTGACAGTTGCATTTGTAGTAGCACCACCACCTGAAAGAGTATGTTGAACAACTGTTGCAACAGTGTATGTCAGACCTGTTAACGTACCAGCAGTAGTTGCGATTGCGACATCAGCTTGAGTTGTTAACGTGAATCCAGTAACAGCGCCAACCGAACCTGTGACAGCAGAAACCTTATAGACAGTTCCTGTCGAATAACCAGTGATTGTAGCAGTACCACCCAGAGTACCAGTGATAGTTACGAGATCGCCAACAACAAGTTTCGATGCACCGCAAGTAAACTGACCAGCAGTTCCGGAAACAGCAACAGTCGCGGCAAGGGCGCTACCATAACCAGTCCCCGCATTTGTAATATCGAAGGAGAATCCATGGATTACATCACCTGCTTGGAAATTTCCATTAGTAAACGAATCGAATTTTAGGAAGTCAACGTCCATGTTTTTCATCACAAGCGAACCAACTGTATTGATTTCAAAGTTTGCACGACGTAAAGTAAACTTAATATCTTCTGCTTGATGTGCTGTCCAAGATCTGTTGTTTGCAGAAGTGAAAAGAACACCAACATGAGGTTGCTCAGAAATTCTATTCTCTGTACCGAGTTCGTTCTCGCCCAATTCAGAAACCCAAATATTATAATCTGGATTATTGCCTGCAGGAAGAAGAACAAAACAATATTCCGTATTGTTCTGAAGATATACAGGCGACGGGAATACGAAATTTGTTGCAGTCGCAGCGGTTGCGCTCACAGAAACGTCAGCAGGATTTAGTGTTACTTCACCAAACGGAATAACTCTATTACCAGGATATCCATTTACCACTTCTCTTAGTTGGAGAGTAATTGGTGCGCTAGATGACTTGGTTTTGAAATATACATCAAGATTGGTAACATAACAACCGAATGGCATTCCTTCGACGTAGAAGGTCTGTGCGATAGGATCCATTCCACCTGTAACCACAGGAGCACAAGGATTCACATCAAAACAACCAGCTGCCCAACTTACTGTTTCGGTGAGTGCACCAACATCATTACCACCGAAATTAACATTTAACCCACCAACTTGTATTGATCCTGCCTCCCAGCAGGTTGTTACTGTTGCGCATGGATCAGGAGTTGGAGTATCGGCAATCACCACGACAGGCGGGGTTGTTGTTGGTGGAGGATCTGCTGTAATAACAGGGGGATCTTGAATAATATTTGTTATAGTAGTATTATTGGTTGTATTGTTGATATTAGTAATTTCTGTTACATTATTAACTACCGTATTATCAATATTTGTTACGTTATTGACTGTCGTGAATGTATTGTTTACTGTTGTTTGGACAACACCAACATTTCTATCTGCTATTCTATTTTCAGTAGTAGATGTTTCAAATACCGATCTCGAATCAGAGACGTTATTAACAGTTACATTAGCAACTCGAGTTGATACGACTGTGTCTTGAACAGATTGTGACAATCCATTTGCTGACCATGTTTGCATTGACGCAGTTGTTATGAATGCATCACGATTAAATTCATCATCACAGAGACGGAAGTTCTTATCACCAGTGCGGAATGTTGCTGCTGGTATTCTAAATTGACCTACGCAAATACCTTGAGCGTTTGTGAGTAATGGATCACCATAATCACCATCGGCATATGATGAATATGCAGAAGGATCCGTTGGAATAATATCTGTAGTTGGATCAAAACTCAGAGGTCTACAATGTGTCGCGACACCGATACCATCAAAGAATGGGAATACTCTTGTATTTGGTTTCATTCTTTTCGCGATAAATGTCACAACAACTGAACGCATGAACGGGATAATAGAAGTATCCGTTACGCGAGCACCAATTCTTTGACTTTGCGTTTCAGGAGTTACTGAAAGAGAAACACCTTGACGAGTTTGACGCTGTTCGGTGGTAGTAGTTATAACTTGTGTTTGTTCTTGGAATAGTGTATCGCCACGTATTTGTGTATTACCAGCGACAGTTTGTGAGGTTTGTCCTGTGGCAGTTCTTCCAGTTTGAATATCTTGCCAATCACCATACTGAGTTCCCCAAGCATCTGCCATGGTTTCCCAAGCATCATAATTTCCATCGAAGTTCACACTTACATCTGGTTTTACTGCAGTATCTGTCCAGTTATCAACTGGAGGATCGAGAGTCATGTTTCCGATAAAGTTGAACAACAACTCTCCAACGCAATTTCTTGGTTTAGAAGCAGATTCGTTTTTAGTCATTTCAACGTTGATGTATGGAAGAGTAATTAAATCACCCGTCTTATATACATTCGTTGAGTTGGCATAATCAAACGCGAGATCGATATTTTCTAGATAGAAGAACGGACGCAGTTCTTTCTTTACTGGATCAATTGAGATATGATATGCACTATCAAAAACATTACCGATATTATGCCCAGTAAACGCATCAACTAGAATACCATTTTTGAATCGATCAAGACCAGAACCATCAGGTATAGACAAATCACTGGCCGCTTTTTCTAATAGCGTCAACGATGTATAATACTCAAGACGGTTGATTCGTTGTTCCAGAACACCGATATCACGCATTGTGTAACGACGATTATCAATGCTTCGGAATGTTACACCATAATCTGGTCTGTTTACACTCTTCGCAACATTAGGAGCAAGCGATGGATATGGTGGAATTGTTATGACCGCCAGTGACATGCAATTGTCAGGTTCGGCAGGAGTTCCAGGAGTAAGTGATGGCGTTCCGTAAATAGAACTGAACACACCTTCAGAGTCAATGATCAGTCGATCTGTTCTTCCAAGATAATACTCTAGATCAGTAATAAACTGTTCGGTTGGAACTGGATTTGTGATACCAACTGAAGGGGCAGATAAGGTTGTGCTCTCAGTAGGATTAGTTGTTGCAGATCCCACAGTAGTAGAATTTGCTGCAGAATCTGCATAACGAACACGGAAATCTAAAGTATCGCGCAAGTCATATGTTTCGCCTGTTAGTGGCGATCTATAAATTGGAATATCCTGCGTCTTAATTTTCCCCGCAGTTGCACCAGTATCATCAATCTGATACGAATCAACAACAAAGAAGTTACCATCCGCAGAAGCACCATCGTGTGTAAAGTAATCAAGTTTAATTACCAACTTCTTATTCGTAAGCGACGGTGCGCTAGGTTTCTTGACAATTTTAGCATTGCGATATTCATTATCACGTTGACCATTATCAAGAGTGAACGAAGAAGCAATATCCGTGGCGCTATTGTTTGATATCGCAGTTACTATATCGGCATCAATAGTAGTATGCGAGAACGTGTAAATATTTTTAATTTGATACACGTCCGACAGACCCAGTGAATACGTACCAGTATTTGTTGATGGGTGGGTATTCGTATTGATAATTGCGTAACGATCTTCACGAAGAACTTTAATAATAGGATTAGCATTTGCTGTTTGAACATTAACATATAGTTTGACTTGCTTCGGCGCAGAAGTAACTGATCCTACAAGATCGATCGTAATGGATTGTGCAGAGTTTCTTGTAAAGGTAGCAGCCGTAAGAGCAATATTAGAACCAATTGGTCTTGAAACCGAGTTTATTGTTGCTGCTTCTTTCATGATCATGGTGAAGTTGTTATTGATGATCGTAGAAGTAAATCCACCAGCTGCATATGGGAAGGTCTCATCACCAGTCAGAGTGATGGTTACTTGTCCAGAAGCATTAAGTTCCCCGTCGAATTCTTTAGTGTAGATAAATGAGTTATCGTAAACTGCACTGGGAGCAATCGTTTTCGTTGCTCGAGCAGGAATTCTATAAAGAGATTTGTTAAAACTTGTTTCTTGTAGAACAGCATTGCCACCTATGAGAACAATATCGGCATGACCATCGGCAGTATCATTATAGTAGATACCACGAACATCTTTGAAATCTCCGCTTGACATTGCAATGTCATAGAGATATAAACGATATTCTGCCGCAGCAGTTCCAACTGTTCCAGATTCATACACAATTTGTCTTACGCGAGCAGTACCGACTTCAGATCCTGGAGCAGCGGCAGCAGAGAATGTTCCAGCGGTTACTGCGCCTGCTGCTGCTGTGCCACGGAGACTTACACGATCGCCACCATTAAGATCCCACATCCCGCAGAATTCTTTGACGAGAATATAGTTACCATACGCAGTACTGATCGGAATTTCTTGTTGATTGACTGTTGTCAGTCCCTTTGGAACAACAACGTATTCTGTCTGGAATGTTTCATGTTCATACCCGCGAACATATGCTTTACCTGCTTCAAGACCGATAGCAAGAAGATCTTTGCTGCCACCACGTTCTGGATCGACAGTGTTTAGTGCTCGTAAACCATTGTTACCGTCAACATTAAGATGCTCTTTAATAAGAACAGGAAATTGTCTTACTGCATAGTTACCTGACTCATCATATGTGCGTCTCGCCATGTTCTTGCCGAGTTCGCCATAAATATTTGCAGTGTAAACTCTTTGGATTTCTCCGTTTATAATGTCAACCAATTGGTTAAACGTGGAAGGAATTGTATCAGTTGATTCATATGCAACAAGAGTAGTTGTAACTTGGTATCTATCTGCACCTGGAGCAGCATAGTTGAAAGATCCTTGTGCAGGATCTAGTAAAGTTTGATCATCTTCAGCAGAAACTGTATCTTCTACGATCTGAAATCCAACCTTTACAGATGGTAGGTTGGAATACTTAGAAAGTATGATTGTTTGTGTTTCGTGATTGACGAATTTCCCATCAATATACACAATACCATCATTAACAGTCAACGCAGAAGCAAGACCCCAAAAACTGTTGGTTGGTTCTGCTGAATCATATGTGTTATCAACAACAAATGTATCACCGTTTCTGCCCGCAGTTGTGGAAGTTACAGTAAGAGTTTCGCCCCCTGTGAAGTGAACCGCAGTCGTAGATCCATCACCGCTTGTATAGCGAAGATATAGTGTTTTCAAGTCAGGAGATTCTGCTTGAGTACCAGTTGCTGCATCAAGAATTACTGCGGTGATTCCTGATGTTCCACCAGTTACCGTATCGCCAACATAATCTACTAGTGTGTCATTATCTACTCCAGCATCGAGGATCTTAACGAATGCTCTCTGGGAATCCAGTTTGAATTCACAACCTTGGACGACTGAACCATTCTTGAAAATATGGTTTCCGAATTTACCAATTTGAGATTGCAACAGAGTTTGTAGTTGCGTAAGTTCGCGTGCCTGTACTGCATATCCAGGACGGAACAGAACTCGATTGAAATTTTTTGCATCGTCAAAGTCATCATAGTATGGAGATACATTTAAATTCAGTGCCATATTTTATGTTCTCTCTTAAAATTTTAGAATTGCTCTAATTTTCTCTACCTGATCTTCTTGACGAACGATGAATTCTCTGTTATCCAGATATATAATTTCACCTGTTTTGTTGTCGATTTCAGGTTCTACCACACTATTTATAGTCAATCCACTCAAGGATTGGTCAACATTAGCGAGTATACTAGAAGATGTTATTAATGGAATTATAGGAAGAAGGTATATACTTTCTAAGGATCCATTGTTATTAGCATCAACTTTTTGGACAACAATAAATTTACCACCGCTGTCAGTTGTAATCACGTCATCCAAGGCATAACTAGCGGGAGATGAAGTGTTAATAATGTAACAGCAGGTTCCCGTAGAATCTTGAAAATTATTATTAGTATCAAAAATTAATGGATTTTTCACCAATCCGATTTGTCGGAAATCATTATTTAGAAACAAATCAGCAGTGTCATTTGTTAAATTGACAGAGAATCCAACATTAGTTGCAAACAGTTCTTTTTGCGCATTCGCACCATGACCTGCTCTTGGTGAAATAACTGCAATTAAACTGGCGCCAGTGCCTTCTGCACCCGCGATGGTAATGTCAGCAAAGGTATACCCAGTACCACGATTTGTTATGGTAATTGAAAGAATTGCTCCATCATCTGGATCAATTTCTAGTGTTGCTTCTGCACCAGAACCATCACCAATGATTGAAAGGGTGGCGTCGCCTTCTACGTAATCGATACCGCCAGAAAGAATTTCTATGCGATCAATTGTTCCTGGAATAGCAGCATTCTCGACGTTTTGTTGTGCTGTACCAGACTCAGTAGCGCCCAATGTAACGGAAGCCGCAGCGCCAGAACCACCACCGCCCGAAAATGTAATATACGCAAAACTATAACCTTCGCCTGAATTTGATATCGTTATAGCAGTAACCAGACCAGCACTAACAGTAGCAGTTGCAACTGCACCAGTACCATCACCATTTATGATAACGGTTGGTGCAGTTTCATATGAAGAACCAGCATTAGTAATAGTAATAGTATCAATTTGTCCATTAACATCAAATGCAGGATCACCAGAACCTGCAATCTTTCTCACAGGGATATATTCTGGCGTAAGAAACTTTGTCTTATCTGATGCTTCAACCTTAAACATAAACTTCCAAATATATCCATCTGCTGTTTCAATTGCAGAAGTGGAAGTTCCTGTGGGTTTGGTAGTGCTTTGTGCATTACTATTATTGAAGATACATTTATAGACGTGATCATCATCAGTCAGTACATAAAATTCTGCATCTTTGAGCGATGCAGCACCACTGTTTGCAGTATATACTTCATCATCAGGATCTAGTTCGCCGTACTTATCATCATACTGATCATATACTGTTCCAGATGCCCAATTAATTCTAGGAATCATAAGAACTGTGTCGCTTGATTGGATACGTTTAACGAATAGCATGTTTCTACTTGACGTGCTCGCATAACGCACAGAATCCACTGGATCTTCAGGTGATTCTTCATCACCCCACTCAGTTGTTCTGCCTACAAAGAAATAGAAGAAGTCATTCTCGTTATAAATGTCTCGATAAAGACTTCTTGCTATTTCTGTGCGACCTGCTGATCGTAAAAGAAGTGCCATTTTATATTACGAAATCGTTACCGTCCAAGTGATTGTCATACTGTCTGCTGCACCTTTGTTGATAACAGCAAATTCAGTACGGCAAAGCATTGTTCCGCTGGTCAGAGCATTGAAAATACCCGCTTCAGTTACAGCACCAGTACCTGAACCTGCACCAAACGTTGCAACATATACAATATCATTTGCTGTTACGGTTGTTGAAGTCAGAGCAATACGTGCACCAAGAGCAGTTCCTAGAGCAGTATCACCTGCTGCTGGGTCTACTGTACCTGAACCAACACCCATGTGCGTCATAGCAGTAGCAGTAGTATCCTTCATACGCGATGCGATATAGTTAAGACCAGTAGTAACAACGAGGTTAGGAACAGTTACTTCTTGTTTGACATTTCCTGCTTCGTCGCGAAGAACGATATTTAGTTTGCCCTTAGTACCTTTTACGTTTTCGATTAGTTTCATTTGATTTACCTTCTTCTTAGTTAAAATAAGTTGCTTGACCCACAAAGTCCGAACCGAATTCACCTTCAACATAATCTTGTATGTTTATAATACCACTTTCGGTTACTGATACTGTTTCGAATAGTCCTTTGAGTATATTTATAAGCGATTGTTCAGTAGCAGCAATGGAATCTATCGTTGCAGCATCATTTGCGACGATTAATAATTCAGTAGCACCTGCATTGTCAGTTTTAACCAGATACGGAATTATGCCAATGGTATCAGTTGACGCAACAGAATCAGTCAAATATTTATATAGATGGTTGGTTGAAGTTTCCGCTGCAGTCGCCGCATCTGTTTGGGGTTTTTCGATACCAGCATTGGCATACTCATTAGTTATCGCAGATTCTGCAAACGTTCTATAATATTCTACAGTTCTGGTGAATGTATCTGGGGCAGTTGCTGTATCCGTCAGAGATTTATCTATACCAAACGCTTGCGATTCTGCAGTGTTTGCAGCGTCGGCAAGAACCTTCGCGAAATCAAATTCAGTGGTATCTGCCGAAACATAATTTTCATTAAAGAAATCTTCAGCGTATGGATCTTGGAGGAAAATTGTTTCTTGTAGAACCTTATCAAAATCAGTAATTGCATTTTCAGCAGTAATTGTTGTTTCGTTTACTTCTCTAACATATTGAACAACACGATCGAACACATCCAGTGTTTCTGTAGTATCATCTTCGGTTCCATAGATACCAACAGTAAAATCAAGAGATGCTATATCTGTTGCTGTAGCAGCATCAGTCAATACCTTAAAGACATGACTACTATTTGCCTCTGCTACTGTTGCAGAGTCAGTAAGAACTTTGATGAAGTTCACTGCGAAGTAGAATTCGTTATTACGAGTAATACCACCCGACGCAGTAAGTTCTTCAAGCACAAACTCATAGATATGTAGAGGTTGTATTGGTGTTGTAATGAATTGATTAAAGTCAACCGTCTGCTCAATGGTAAGTTCACCGAAGATAGCAGTGCCTGCTGGGTGAGTAGTATTCTTTACTATATCCAACCATTTATTGGATGGAACATTTGAGCGAATAACATATGAATAGTTCTGGTAGTAGAAGTTATCTTGTAGTTTGTTGACATTAGACAACATACCACGCGAGTCTCTAAATCTACCTGTCTTAACATTCACAGCACCTGTGGTAAACGACAGAGTAGCAGTACACCCAAGTGCTGATTCTATATCTACTGTAAACGTTCCACGCTCGAAATCAAATCCTGTATCGAAAATACTAACTGCAGTAGGACAACCATCAACATCAATCGCATCTATACGAATTGATGCCTTGTTATCTCTACCAACAAGAGTATATGGGTTCAGCGTAGTGTCAGTTTCGTTATATTTGTTTAAAAAGTATCCCGAACTACTAGGCGTTGACGTCGTATATGTTAGACCTGTTAACGTACCAGCAGTAGTTACGATTGCGACGCCAGCTTCAGTTGTTAGCGTAAATCCAGTAACATTCGGTGAGGCGCCAGTTACAGCAGAAACTCTATAAACAGTTCCTGTCGTGTACCCTGTAATGGTACCAGAACCTGCACGAGTCCCAGTAATTGTTATACGATCATTAACTGCAAGTGTTGATGCGCCACAAGTAAACTGACCAGCAGTACCAGAAGTAGCAACAGTCGCTGCTAGAGTTCCAGTTGTTCCTGAATTAAATTCTACGGTATATGAACCTACTGATCCAGTTTCATCGATTGAGTAAATATCACCAACTGAGAATCCGCATGGTGGTGTTCCACTACAATCAATAACATCAACAGTCGAAAGTTGACGAACAATATATCCATATAGAGTTGTCGTAGTTCCAGAAACTATCTCAACTTTAGTTCTAATTGCTTCCGTGGAAAATGTGACAGCAGGTGCTGTTGAATACCCAGATCCACCGTTTACGACTATTACGTGTGATATTTCATTAGTATCTGTAAGGATTGCTCTAGCAGTTGCAGATGTTCCCGTTGCTGAGGTAAATTGTACTGCAGGTGCCGCAAAATATCCATTACCACTATCAGTAACAGGGGCATACAATAGTTGACTTCCTGACCCCACAATGGTAAGATCAACTGCTGTGCCAAGCGTAGCATTTCCTGCACTCGTAGCAAGTTTGATTGTATTAACATCAACCACTATGACGAAGTATACACCATAATTGGTAAGACCAGTTACAATTGTCCCACCATTTTTGTCATAGATAACCACATCACCTGTAGAATACCCATGAGAAGAGATCTTAATAGTATTGTTGGTTAAGTCTATACCCGTTGCAGTCGCATATGTTAACCCTGTTAACTTACCAGCAGTAGTTACGAGTGGAACACCAGATTGAGTGGTTAGTGTAAATCCAGAAACATTCGGTGAGGTGCCAGTTACAGCAGAAACTCTATATGTGGTTCCTGTGGTATATCCAGTAATAGTGCCTGTGGTTGTATATGCTAGACCTGTTAATGTACCAGCAGTAGTTACGAGTGCGGTATTAGATTGAGTAGTTAGCGTAAATCCAGTAACGTTCGGCGATGTCCCAGTTACAGCAGAAACCTTATATGTTGTTCCTGTTGTATAACCAGTGATTGTAGCAGTACCGCCTTTAGTACCAGTGATCGTTACGAGATCATTGACTGCAAGTGTTGATGCACCACAAGTAAATTGCCCAGCAGTTCCGGAGACAGCAACAGTTGCTGCCAGAGTTGCAACTCCAGGTGTCCCAGTAATTGTAAGACGATCACCAACAGCTAGAGTTGATGCGCCGCAAGTAAATTGACCAGCAGCACCAGAAGTAGCAACAGTCGCTGCCAGAGTTCCAGTTGTTGTAGTGCTACTAAATGTCTTACTAGTTTCCCCGACTATAGCCTTTACTTGACCACCAGAAACTAAAGCATTCGCAGAAGCACCAGCACCTGGAACTCGAATTGTTGCAGTTTTAGGTAGACTTGTTACCAACTCGTAAACTGCGGGAGATACATATGCGAATTTAGTTACATTGCTTATGTTAGTTTCAAGAGTTCGTTCATATGTTACTGATGAGACATTCTCATAGTATGTAATTTTGGCTGTTCTGCTGTTTAGATCAAACGGATTTGCTGTAATATCTGAATCAACCGCAAGTTTTAATGTTATGTCTTCAATCCAGATACCATCAGATGCACGAAGCACCTGTTCAGATGGATAAAAGATTTCTGTGCGCTCATTGTATAAGATTCTAAAGAGAAGTTCAATTGCCTTCTCAGAACCTTTTGCTTCATAGAACTGCTTGATGAATTTGATTAATCTTCTGTCATCAATCTGTGCAGTAAGCGGAAAGTTCTGCGCATACTGGTTCTTAAACTTGGGGATGAATGTATCAAGTGTTCTGTTGATGTCAGAAAAACTTTCTGCATTTAGGAGAACATTATTTGCCTGTAAATCTTGATCTAGGAATTCATAATACTTTTCTAGGAACGTAATGAATACAGGATATTGGTTTCTTACGAAATCAGGTAATTGATTCGCAATAAGATAACCTAAAGATTGTTTGAAACCATTATATGCATCATCAATATATACCATGGTTGCAGTCGCAGCAGCGCCTGTTCCACTACCACCCGAAAATGTTATTGTTGGTGGTGAAAGATAATCATTACCCGAGAATGTTACTGTAACCGCAGTTACTTTACCACCAGAAACTGTAGCAGTTGCAGTTGCATTACCACCAATTGTAACAGTTGGTATAGTCGCATATGTCAGACCTGTTAACGTACCAGCAGTTGTTACGAGTGCGACACTTGTTTCAGTTGTTAACGTAAATCCAGTAACATTCGGCGAGGTACCAGTTATACTAGAAACCTTATATGTTGTTCCTGATGTGTATCCAGTAATAGTACCAGTTCCACCCAGCGTACCAGTAATTGTTACGCGATCATTAATTGCAAGTTTTGTTGTACCACAAGTAAACTGACCAGCAGTTCCAGATACAGAAACATTAGTAAGAGCATAACCCGAACCACCGCTCGTAATGGTTACGCTTGCAACTTTCTTATAGTAAGATGTGATTCTTTCTTCCATCTTGTTTATTCTTGTGACCTACCAATTGCACTAACTGTCAATCCTGGTATTATATTAGCAGAACTATTTGTCGCGCTCGCGTCGAGTGAAATAACTGTGTTTCTGGCAGAAAATGGAAATATTGCTCTTGTCGCAACTTCTGATGTATTCGTCAACCCTGTGGTGAAGATGTTTGGTGAAAATCCAAACGGTTCAACATAAAATCTAAGTTCCGATTCTCCGCCGCTTACCGAGTCAATTAGTAACGTGGGAATATTAACAACGCCAGCGTTGTAATCAATAGTCCCTACAGTCGAAACGATAGTATCGTCTACTACACGTTTCATCACTAGGTTACCAATAGACTCCCCTGCGTCAACATGACTGTCAGCAATGTATACTTCATACTGCTGACCTGTAATTGTGGTTGTAAAATTAGAGGTACGGAATGATTCGTTTTCTAATTGGGCATTAAAGTAAACTGTGTATTGCTCAGTAATGCCTGTGATAACAGGGATTCTCCTGTGCATGACTATTTGTATACTATTCGAGAAAATAGAATTCGTTGTTGCATTTATTGCAGCACTCAATTTAGAATAGTAGAAGTTCTTTTGCAGTTTATTCAAATTACTAGTGAAGTAATTGGTGATAACCGTCCTAACTTCGGATTCAATTCTCGAAGAAGTTAGTGTCGTGTTTGTTCTATCGTAATCCACCGTAACATTCAATGAAAGATATGTTGTAATCGGGTCAACGAATTCTGGTTGAATTGAAACAACACTTCTTGGGCGGATAATATCACGAATGATAATATCTTTATCTGATTGTGTGATGATTGAACCAGGAAGTGGTTGAATTGCAACAAACACCTTACCATAGATCGGTGGTATATTATCTTCACCACCCCAAACAGTGATAGAGTTAATGTTATTGAATCTAGATTTAATTAATGCTTCATAGTCATCAGATGTAACAACACGATTCTTGGTCGAGTTGAATTTCGGTGCATTATATCTGATACTGTCAATGCTTTGTTTTTCTTGCCCACCAGCAGCATTGTTGTTTACATATATTGTCTTAACTTCTGTGGATCCTGTAAAGGTTCCCGTTGCGCTGAATGTTGAAATATTGTTTGCACCAGCACCACTACTGACAATATAATCTATCAAGACAATATTATTTACTTCCAGTGCTGCACCAATAATACCATCACCGAATCTGACTTCATACAACCCAGATGGACCTTCTTCGACAAAAAACGCTCGAGTCGTTGGTTCTACTGACATGATATCATCATAGTAAGTCCATGAAGTAATATCTTGTACTGTTGCAGATTTAACAACACGAACACGAATAGTAGTCGTGTCAATATTTTGGTTAGGTAAAACGAATGGTCCAGAGGTATTTGTTTGATCAACAGTAAACCTGTTTGCGATTCGTTTGCCCTCGATTAAATCTAAAGGAAAACTAAACCCTGTCTGATTTGACAACAATGTGCCCAGACTAGAAGTAGCATCTTCTTTTGGATAAAAATTATATGTTTTGCTTCCAACGCTTGCAGTAAAAATAGTATCTCTGCTGATAGTCAAAGATGTTGGTGCATAACCTACTACTGGTTTAATTTCAAACGTAACATCTGCAACTGCAGATTTTCTTGACGTCGGAGTATACCCGAGAGTTTTCGCGATAGAAACCACTGAGTTTCTTTTGACAGCACTGTCAATAAACATTTCATTAGAAAGAAAGTGCGCGAGTGTTCCATTATAGTGCGTATTATACGCAAGAACATCAAGCAGAATAGAAAGACCCGAACCATCAAAATTATAATCTTGAAATTCTTCTTGTGATTGTAGAAAAGTTTTAAGATTTTCTTTGATACTTTGAAAGTCTAATTCAGTAACTTCTAATTGTGCCATTATCGAGATCTCTTTAATATTGTTGAAAATGTTACTGGATCTTTAACTCCAACAACATAGAAATATATTGTTACTCTGTATGAGTTAGCATCGTATAGCGGAACTACTGTGACTTCCTGTGCACTTATCCTTGGTTCAAATTGATTGATCAGCATCTCTAATCTCAGTTTAAGTGAGTTAGAAGATGGTAAATCGACATGTTCAAACATCATACCATAAACAGGAGATCCCAACTTTGGTTGAAATGGACGCTCATAATAGTTTGTCAGAATAAGTGTCTTCAATGATTGCTTAACTGCATCAACATCATACTTCTTGGATACATCACCCGTAACAGGATGTGCAAGAAAATTGAGGTCAATATCCGAGTATATTCTGTTTACGCTTTTGGTTGTCATAAATGTATTTATAATGCCTTTTTGGAGTTAAACGAAAGTAAATACCTGACCAGATTTATTTCCATAAGGTTTATGACTCAAGAACGTCATCTTTTCTCCTCTAACTGCACCAGAACTTGGACGAACAAGACCTACGTGCACCCAATATCTTCCATTTTCTTTTTCAAATAATATCTGGTCAGCCCTTGGAAGATTTTTTGCTATCCATTCTGCTATTTGAAGATGTTTTCTACCATCACTGGGACGTGGGGCGAATCTTAGATCCACCGCAGCACCAATCATGTGCGCTGAGAATTTTGCTCCATTTTTAGCAGGTCTATCTCGATATCCAGAGTTTATTATTACACCAGGAAATTGTTTTTGTATTGGATCAATAAAATGAACGCATAAAGCTCTCATGTTATTTAATTGATCGACGACACCATACTTACCCGTAGATCTTATTGTTTGATATTTGCCGTTGGGCGTAATCATCATATCCTTTAATGTATTCCTATTAGATAATCTGAATGACATATCTGGTTGCTTACTAGGTATTGTTGGAAGTCGTTTACCATCTTGAATATCAGAATTCCCAAATGGTGGTCTCGATTGGAATGGACCAGAAGATTCAGATCCACCCGAACCACCATCCACTGGGTTATTTGTTTGACCATCACCACCTTCTCCTGGTGGACAATCATTTGTGTCTTCATTATCTTCGAATCCACGCTCTGCTGCTGGACCATCATACGCAGAAGCACTACCTCCACGTCCGCCGCCTCCAGCACCGCCAGTAGCATTTGCACCTGTTCCACTTGCGCTTCCTGATCCAACCGATATAGAAACAGGTAGTTCTATTGCTACGGTCTTAGAAAGTGGTGCGACTGATGCACAATCTGCAACAGCAGCAGATGCAGCAGCAGTTGGTGCAGTAACACTAGCAGATGTCGGACCAGATATCGGAAGATCGTGAGTGCTTCCACCATTAGTACCAGTATCAGTTCCAGTTGCTCGGAGATTTGTGCTACCAGCATTCAGTGTGGAAATATTTGCAGTCGTAACATCAAGAGTTGGTGTATCAATAGGTGAAGACGCAACAAGAGGTGCCTTAAGATTGATATTACCTGCGCCCTCTACGTTGACAGCAGCGCCAGATTTGTTATTGAATGCTCCTGCAGATTCTTGGTTCATAACAGATGCGGTCAACATATTCATGTCACCTGCAGATTTTGCTTTGAATACACCATCTGTGCAGAAGTTCATGTCACCAGTTGAAGTCGTATAACTAATGCCTGAAATCTTGACGTTTGAATTCGCTTTAGATGTCATGTTATATCCGCCAGTTGTCGTCAAATTGTATGTTCCGACAACTTCTTGGGTCATTTTACCTTTGGATCTAATTTCTACATCACCCTTATTATCTAATGAGAATATGCCTTGGTTTCTTACAAATATACCCTTACCAGCAGAAACTGCGATGTGACCACCGACGTTTAAATCTAAGTCGTTGTGAACATCAATTGATGCTTTACCGTGCATAGATAGATTCGTATCACCTGCGATAAAGACATTACATGCACCTGCGAGGTGCACGTTCGCAGATCCTTCGATTAAAATATATCCATCGTTTTCATAGATAGTATATCCATCGCCTACGATTTTAGAAACCTTTGTTCCATCTGGTCCAATCTCATCAAACGACCCAGATCTATGTGCAAAGTTTAACCGTTCAGCACCTGGAGTATCATCGATTTCTAATGCGTGTCCAGATTCACCAGCAAAGACTTTGTTATAAGGATACTGTGCTGCATATGGAGATTCTGGTTGCGACCAAGAAGTTCCATTTCTACCTGCCTTACGAACTTCTCGCTTCCTGGATGCATTTCTTGCAGCAGGTGATGCTCCTGGACTCATTGATTTACGATCTCCAGCAGGAGATCTCGGATCTGCATTAATACTTGGTGAATTGATACCAACTGCAAGCGTATTAGTATCTGGTTTGTTTATACTATCTTTTTTAGGATATTGACTTGTCGGATCTTTGAACCCTTTAGACGGATCATTATTTGCGACTACATCTGCATTAGAGGGTTGATTTGCAGCGCCATATGTTCCTATACTGTTGCTACTTGTTGCAACAGCGGCAGAAGAATCAGCAGGATTTCGCACCTTTTCTAATTCGTCAGTTACTTTCGGAGCAGAAACATCTGCTGGCGGCGACACAGGAACAATTTCTTTTTGTTTTGATACTGTTCCATCAGTACTAATTGTTTCAGTAATAGTAGTTTTACTACCATCAGTGTAAATTGTAGTCGTAGTGGTAGATGTAGTTCCATCCGGATTATTCACTTGACTCGGTGGCGGTGGTTCCGCTTTAGCATTTTTCTGATTCAGTAATGGTTCTGTTACATTAAAGAAATTATTTGCAAGATCATTTCTTGCGCTCGTTAGCGGAAGATACGCAGCATGAGTTTGGTCTGTTCCTTGAATTATCTTGTCGATCTTAGAAAGTAACCCTCGGAGCAATTCTTCTCTTGTCTCAGAAAGTCCCGTTGCAACTAAGAGACCCAAGGATTGCACGTCTGCGCCGAAATACAACCCAAAATCGTCTAACGTGTAAGAAATTAAATATCCTTCACCAGTCGATTGAGCACGATATGACATTGGTTTTGCTGGTGGCGTAGATGAAGCAACTGCTTCTGCAGTTACTGGCGGTGGTGGCGTATCGCTTGATTCTGGAACTGCACTCGGATTACCACTATCAGTCGTAGTACTAATTGGTGCAGAGGCAGTTTCGGGTGTTGGTTCTTCAGAAATTGCATCACTAGAAACGTTTGCGATCGCAGTTATATCTGGAGATTTAACTGGTTCTGGTTCGTCAAATGGTTTCTGTTGAGACGCATCAGTGATTGCATTCCATCCAATAGAATACCAATACTTAGAACCTATTCCATCAGTATTAAATTTTTCTTTACCATTTGCCAAACTGATTGCTGCATCATAACTATCACAAATCGCGACTGCCAGCAAACCAGATAACGCCCTGATTGAATCTTCTCTGAGATCGTTCTCGTCCAGCAACAAATCCTCATCGATTATTCTTGCTGTTATGAATAACTTGTAAGTAAATTCTATAAGATTATATGCCCAGAAGTTTTGATCAATTAAACTGCTTTCGATAAAACTGCTGATTGGTGCATAAGTTTGAACCGCAGTGTTAATATATGCTGGTGGTTCGTTTTTTATCAGATAATATTGTAGATTATTGCGTTCTTCGGTTCGCGGGACTGCAAAATCAAAATCAATATCATCATATTCTTTCATCGCTTCATCTGCATAGGAAGTTCTACGCTCTGCGGTATATGGTCCATCTCCTGAATTTTGTAATCGCTCTTGTCCCCACGCAATAACTTCTTTATCGATATATGAAGAATCTACCAACTGTTGAATTGTCAGTTTGTATGCACCATATCTACCACGAGAATCAACTTTTTGCTTTAAAGATTTTGGCGATGACTTCGCTGGAACAGGATAAATTTTATCCAATGCTGTTACGCATGCAGTCATGAGTTTCGCAAGTTGTTCAACTGTTAATGGACCGACTTGATTTGTTCTACCACCAAGTCCGACGAGCACTTTGTTACCACGTAAGATAACTTTTTCAAGATCGGATTCGGTTAAGATGAATTCTTTGTTCGTGATCATATAATCCTCGATCAGTTTATTATGTTAAGCAAATTTATAGTTTGAGACACTTGATGCTAATCGTTGTGTTCCCTTTGATCCTCTGTAACTACCAGAGAATCCAAACTTATTAGAAGCGGTAGTTCTCTGCACTTTTGAACCATTTGCAGTCATGTTTTTTGCAGGTTGTTTGGACCCCAGGAAATCTGTTCTAGCACCAATAAACCTTCTTGCATCATCTTGTTTGTTTACGTCTTTTAATGCTAATGCTACGTTGGAAAGATACTGCTCTGATTTTCCAGAAGCTTCAGCTGCACTTTTTATATCAGTAATATTTTTCCAATATTTGTTAGCAATTCCTGTTCCTTCTGTTCCCGCCTTTGATGGAAATCTCCACGCAGATTCAAATTGCCCCTTGGCCAACATAACTGCTAATATGTTGCCATTGGGGGTGTATCCTGGCGCACCTACTCGATTGTAAATTGCTTGTGCCACATCCGCCCACGATTGCCCATTTGCTCCTCCGCCCGACTCCGCTTCGCATGCACACATGGCAACCAAAGTCCAAAATTCTTGGTTCGGCGGACCTGAAACTACTGGTCCTGATGTATCATCAGATTGTTGTCCATTACCCGTAGCACTATCTCCAGGTTGTCCAGAACCATCAGAACCATCACCACAACCAGTTGATGCCAATCCTCCAGGAATTGAACCGACTGTACCGAAGAACATGGGATGCTGCCCATTTTCACCATCAGCGAAAAATCCAACAACCCACGAACCCTCTACTGCGCCTGTTGGTGACCAACCTACTCCTGAAGATCCTGCTGAGTTTGCAGGCATCACAGGAATTGCCCATGGAAGATCTTCTGTAGGAAGTTCTTCTTTGTCATCTGTATGATAACCGAGGATTCTTGTGCGACATCTGCCCAAACGCAGCGGATCGTCGCGATCCTCCACAACACCAAACCACCAGTAGAAGTTTGCATTATTATTAGATGTAATATTGTCCATTATTATTCTCTCACGTAGTTGGTGTTGTCACTGGAGTTGGAGTTGGAGTTGGAGTTGTTGCTGGCGGAGGAGTTGTTTCAGCATCACCAGAACCACCATCAACATCAAGTAATGCATTTTTATATGAATCTTTAGAAATTTCCAAAAACATACTGTGTTGGAATGGAGTAATCCTATGATGCAGCGCAGTTATCAAATAGTAACCACTAATCAATGGATCCCATAATGTTTTGTCTTCTTCTGTCGTAGTCTCACTATTTTTAGAATCAACATTGGGATAGAAAAATTCTACAATCTTACCTACTTCACAATCAGTCCTTCCTGGTACTTCGATTGACATCTTTAGTGTGTTAATATCCATCAACAAACTATTTCGTTGACCAATAAATGTTTCAGGTTTTAAATCAACTGATTCTTCTGTATAATCCAAGACTCCAGGATTAATTGTGCTCATAAAACTTTTTGTGTTATATGAACGCATGACATTAAACGGGAAAATAGAATTGAATTTTTTCGTATCATCCTCGACGTATTTTTTATCTACTATCTTATAAGATTCCATGTGCTTGTAATCTTGAAATGCCATACCATGATCATAGATCCAATGTTTATGTTCTTTTTTAATCAAGTCAAACGTATAAACACTGTTAGTAAAGTGACCTAAATCTTGCGATCTTAACACATCCAGATTAGTTAGAAAATTTAAATCCTTAACAATGGAAAATGATTTGAGCAATGCTTCTTCAGTTCGAGGTTGAGCAGTAGGAATATTATATACGAATTGCGAATATATCATACCGTTTGTCATTTGGGTGGCAACCAATGCTTCAATTGAAGTATAGTAAAATGCTTTGGTGGTCTCAAAAAATAAAAACGTAGGAGATTTATCATATGTGTTACCAATAGTTCGTTTCGCCAACCAATTGATAATTTTCATTGGACTCCACATCGGCGACACAAAACTTATCTTAGATTTATGTGGACTATCTGCAACATACAATGCTGTGTGCGTTTCTGATCCTGTAGATTCTTTTTCTGCCGCAGGGTCAGCGGTTGTGCCTTCACTTGAATCTAACGCAGTTTTGGAATTAAAAATCCTAGGCAACTTAAAATATTCTTCAAAAATTTTCAAAACGATATCGTCAGTATTACCTTCAAATTTTCTAGAAACTTTCGCAACATTATCTAGCGATGCTTCCAGCGAACAAAAATGTATTGTATAAAACTGCTCTCTATCTGAATTTAACGTGCGATCTTTAATTGAATATACAGAGAAAGACTTTTGAATTTTGTTAATTCTATCTGCTTTTATCGGTGTACTGAATGATGGTGTGTGTGCATCAATAGTGATAACTTCGTCACCAACTAGCGGCAATTTACCAATCAAGTTGACCGCATCTCTTATGACAACATTGCCTGTCAATGCTGGAGAGTACATATCCTCGTAAATGTTTATTTCTACTATGAACGGTCTTAAATCTAAAGTTTCTCCAGTCAACAAAGTCATTTCAACTTTGTTAATAATGACATCTCCAGCGGTAATAAGAGTGTCAGTATCTCTGGGTTTTGATGAATCGGTATTCGCTGCCATTTACTTAACTAAATTAGTATATAATGATACAAATTCATACAAGTATTCTGGACGCAGAACTTGTATTTCTCGTTTTTTATTATTCATTTCTTCTTCATACTGCATATTTGTCACTTCCTCAATGCTACCCAATGCAAGTTCTGTTGCATCAAAGTCCACAATTAACTTATCAACATCTGTAGTTCTGTAATGATGTGTTTCGTAAATTTGCACAGAACCATATTTCAGTTTTGCATACTCTATCAAATCTCTATCATACATTGGCCATTCTTGTCTGACATCAATAATTTCATTTAAGATTAAAATAATCCAATGATAATCAGGTCTACCGTAATACTTATCTGCTACTTGCTCGACGGTAAAACCATCTGGAACCGTAATCTCTTGCAAAACCGCAAAATTGTTAGCAAACTTATTAGCAGACACTCTTCTGAAAATATCTGTAATTGTTTTAGTTGAACCATCTGGAAAATTTACCAGTAGTGCTGGGTGTAAAGAAAAGAACATTAGAATCCATCCTCAATTCTATCTGCAGTAAGAGTTTCTAGTTCTGAGAACTCTAATCGAATTGTTGCTTCTGATGGTATACCACCTTTGAATGTCGTAAATCCTTCTGCGCCATAATCGATAGACATGTTGACTAACGCACAATTAGATATTTTTCTGACATAGTTGTTCTCTGCACCATTATAATAGTAAACGATTAGAAATTCTGATGGGTATCCCAAAAACAATCCAGACTTACTTTTCGTCGGATGCATGTGTCGGAGAAAAGTTGGTATTATTCCTTCAATGCTCTCTTCCTTGGTTCGTTTTGGTTTACCAAATACTTGTAATGCTTCTTCCTCGGTTCTTGGTGAAAATTTATAATCAAAAACAAATTTCCTGAACCCCATGGAACGGAAAAGTTGTTCTTTATATGGGTTCTCAACTTTCTTTGATGATGCCTCAATGACGTTTGATAGTTGATCAAATCCTGTTAACCCTGCAAGTTTCGTTGCCTTTCTTGCTAGGTAATCCATTTTTTCACCACCCATGATATCAAATTGCCCTGCTGCAACAGCGCCGACCGCACCACCAAGATCTCCGACATCCCAGTTAGCACCATATGATGCAGAAACTCTCTCTGACACATGCAGGATTATTTCACTATCACCGAATACTGATCTTTGTTGTCCAGCACGATTCGCCGCAGCAAATCCAAAGAGACCACCTAAACCACCGCCAGCAAAAACAGTACCTGCCCCCTTAATAAAACTTTGGACAGCTCCGATTTCTTCTGCGCCATCACCAGCAGAAGATTTTCTTCCACCAGCATCGCTCAGTGCTTTACCCAAACCAATAGCAGCACCAGCAAGTCCACCAGCGACCACTGCGGCACCAAGTGGACCGCCAACCTTTTCTGGGTCTACCATATTTTGACCAGAAGAATTATAAACGATTCCAGTATTGCTTAAATCTTGACCATATTTTGAATTTTCTCTCACCATTGGATAAAATGCAACATAATGCGGATATTCTGGTGTCCCTACATTTTCAGGATATCTGTAACTTTTTAATG